TCATCACATCAACCGCTCATGGCCTTTCCAACGGCACCGTCGTGTATATCAGCGGCGTCTCCGGCATGGTCGAACTCAACGGCCGAACTTTCGTTATTGCGAATCAGGCGACCAATACATTCGAACTGAAAGGCGTCGATGGCTCGGCGTATACGGCCTATTCATCTGGCGGAACAGCGTTGCCCAAGACTATGACCGAAGTCGTCAATTGCCGTTCCTGCTCGCTGTTCGAAGGCCAGACGCCCGAGATCGACGTGACAAACATGCGCTCGACTGCGCGTGAGTATCTGCTCGATATTCCGGACCGCGGCAACGGATCGATCACGATCGACATCGACGCAACTGATCCGGGGCAGGCGCGTCTGAAGGCACTTCATCTCAATACCACTGCTGAAAGTTTCACGGTCACAGACCGCAACAGCAAGGCCACTGCATTCACGGCCTTCGTGCAGAGCTATCCCGTCAATATGGGCGTCGGCCAGTCCATTCAGGGCTCTGTCAGTCTGCGCATCACCGGTCAGGAGGCCTGGTTCGCATGAACTGGAAGGTTCAGGCGAAGCAGCAGTTCCTCAACAATCGCACTCCTGGCCATCTCAAAGAGATCAAGGTCGAAGAGTGGGGTATCTCCGTTTTCTACTGGCCACAGCTCAGCATGGCCGAGAAGGAAGCGGTTGCGGTTGCATATGAAGGGAAGAACGAGCACGCCGCGCATGTGGCGCAGCTCATCGCCCGTGCTCGTAACGAACATGGCGACCCGCTTTTCACCGAGCGTGAGCGCGATGACCTCATGATGCGCTACTCACCAGATGTCATCGAGCGCGTCTCTACTCAGATGATGGCCTCTGAAGCGCCCAAGGTCGAGGACGCGGAAAAAAACTCCTGACGGACGGCACGCTCATGTACGCGATGATCGTCGCGCACGAGTGGGGCGTGAGGCCGTCCGAAGTCCTCTCTGAATGGTCCGAGGCGGAAGTCGTGAACGCCTTCGCCTATATCAAATGGAAGAACACCCCGCGTGGCAACTGAAGCAAAGGTAGTCATCACTGGCCAGAACCGCGTAGGTGCTGCTGTCAAGCAGGCCGCCTCGGATCTGAATCAGCTTGGCCGTCAGGCGCAGAGCCTGCAGAAGCTGTTTCAGAGTGCCTTTGCGCTGTCTGGAATCTTTGCGTTCGGCAAGGCGGTTTCAGCGAGCATCGAGGCGACAAAGAAGTTCGACGGAACATTCGCGCGGCGTATCGACGACGTTCACGCGAGCTTCAGCAATCTTCTGGCGGTGAAGGGCGGTCTGCCTGATGTAAATCGTCAACTAGACGAGCTTGCCAGAACTCTTCAGGATCCATCTGTCATCGCTGGCGCCGATTCATTCTTCAGCCTGCTCGTGCGTGGCGCTGCTGCTGCGGCCAAGGGAATCGCAGAGATCGCTGGCGGTATTCGCTCAATCGGGGTGAAAGCCGGGATCTTCGATCCAAAGACGCAGCAGGAGAAGATTGACGCACTTGATAAGGAAATCGAGGCTGCGCGGAAGGTTCGCGCGTTGGCTGCTTCCTATGGGCAGACAGCGAATGTCGCGAAGATTGACGCGGATATTGAGCGTCTGCTGAAACAGCAGCAGGCGGTACAGGACGCAGGTCCGACTCAATATGATAAGCCGCCAAATCTTGACCCATTTCGCAGCAGCGAATTCACCAATCGCGGGAAGCCGTTCCTGAAGTCCGTCAATCCGCAGGTTCTCAACGAACTGGACAAGGGCGGTCAGTACCTTCAGGACGAACAACGCCGGCAGAACGCGATCGATGATCTCGAAGAGATCAATCTGAACGCGATCGAGGCGAAAAAGGAAGTCGAGAAGACGTTCACCTCGATGTCTGTATTCGCCGAGCAGGCGGCGCGCAACATCGAGAATGCATTCGAGGATTTCTTCTTTGATCCGTTCAAGAACGGGCTCAAGGGTCTGGGACTAGGGCTCATCGATGCGTTTCGCCACGCGCTGGCAAGTTCGGCCGCTCGTCAGCTTCTGGAATATTTCGCATCGTTCGGCAAAGGCGGCGAGAACGCTGGTAAGGCCGGAATAGTCGGCTCATTCCTCGGCGCGGTGTTCGGCGGCTACAAGGCGCAAGGTGGTCCACTGCAGCCGGGCAAATGGTACATCGCTGGTGAACATGGAGAAGAACCGATCTGGGGCGGTGGATCTGGTGCGTTTGCGATGGGCTATGCCGGCGCTGGCGGGACGAGCGTCACGCAGGTCAACAACATCGACGCGCGGGGTGCGACGACTGATTTGATTCAGCAGTTGCCGGCGGTCCTGCAGGCGAATAATGCCGCGCTGAAGGCCGACATTATCGACACGTTCAATCGCCGTCCGCCTCCGTCGAGACGCTGATGGCCGACGTTATGCTCCCTTTCGATCTGCGGCACGCGCGGACGAGCTTTCGGTATCTCGACTCGACCGGTATCTCGCGCGGTACATTTACAGGCGCGCTCGTGACGGCCGCAAGGGGCGGTGACAAGCTCGCCGCGACGCTGGAATTTACGCGGCATGGCGGTGGCACGGCCTCAGGGACTGGCGCATCAGAGCGAGCGCTCCTGCGCTCATTTCTCGCCAGCCTCCGCGGTCGCCAGAATCGCGCCTACCTCTACGACCTCTCATATCGCCGACGCGGCAACTTCCCTACCGGCGAGCTGCTCACGAACAACACGTTCGCGAATGGGACGACGGGGTGGAGCGCGACCAACTCCACCATCAGCGCTGCTGACAGGGTCCTTCGTTTCACGAAGGCTGGATCGGTCGGCGGGACCGTAGCGCCATCCGCCAATCCGATCAGCGTCACTCAGTATGCCGCATATGTCGTGCGCATGTTCGCGCGGTTCGGCGCCGGCAATCTCGGAGGAATCGATCTGCGTTTCGGTACCAGCGCAAGTGATGGCTCCTATCTCAGCTCGTCAAGTCTGACCGAGAACGGCCTGCTGACCCATGCCGGCGTTGTCGGGGTGACCTCCGGTCACTTCAGTTTCAATGCGGGCGCCGTAAGCGGAATCAGCGATTCAGCCGATATCCATTTTGTCTCGATGTCGCGCTGTATGTTGGTTGACAACGGACGAAATGCGCTGACTTTCTCGGACCAGCTTGATAACGCGGCACATACAAAGACAGAGGTGACGGTCAGCGCGAACGCGATTACCGCACCGGATGGCACCTCGACCGCGGACAGCATCACCGAAAGCGCGGCGAATGCACAGCACTTCATCTCCGATGGGAGCCTCTCGTTCAGTGCCACGCAGGAATACTTCGTCGGCGGAGCATTCAAGCAGGGAACGACTCGCAGTCGTGTCGCGGTCGGGTTCTTTCAGGGCGCGAACAACGGCTACGCGATCTTCGACCTCACCAATGGGACAGTAGTCACCACCAGTGCGGGCGGGACTGTCACCGATGTCCGCGGAGCTGCGATGGATCTGGGAAGCGGCTGGTATTACTGCGGCGTCGTGCTGAAGCCAGGCACCACCTCCTCGAGCTGGGCGACGCTGTTCAACACAGTGAGCGGGACATCGCTGAGCTTTGCTGGCAACAACGGCGGCGTGGCGCTCTATGGCTGGCGTCTGACAGCCTCACAGGCGAGCGCTTCTGCCGCGCAGGGCGGCACCTTCCAGCGGCTCGTCCAAACGACGTCTACCGCGAATGCGGGGGGCACATCGCAGACTGGCTCTGCGGTTTACGTACGCGCATTGCCAGCGAGTACAAACGGGTTGCTGGAAGTAGACGATCAGATCGAGATCGTCACTTCGCGCGGCTCTGAGTTGAAGCTCGTTACGGCGAGACTCAACAGCGATGCAGCAGGTCTCGGGTATCTGCAGTTTGAGCCGCCGCTGCGCAATTCACCTGCCGACAATGCCGCTGTGATTGTCCATCAGCCGATGATGCGAGGTCTGTTCACCGGGGATGCAGTGGGTTGGGACAACAGCCCGGGTTTTTGGTCGAACGCCTCTGCTGAATTCGAAGAGGCCATCTAGTGTTTGAAACTGTCCTGTATTTCGCTGGTCCGCGCACTGTGTGGTCCGGCAAGGTCGCGGACGACGAAATAATCATGAGGCGGTCCGCTCCTGCGCTCTGGATCGCTCGCTGGATGGCCCGGCGCACACACGCGAGTCTCGATCCGACGCGCGTTGGATATGTCGTGCTGAAGGATGGCAAGGAAGTCGAGCACGTCGAGCCGAAACTGAAGGCGCCGCTGCGTAAGGGCCGCACGGCCTCACATCTGACGGGCTGACCCGATGACTTGGTTCGCGAGCAGTGTCAACGAGACCGAATCAGAGAAGTCTCATTACTACCCGTTTCTCGCCGTAGATTTCGATTTCCCATCCGGTCATCTGTATTACTGGACCGGCATCGGCGATCTCACGATCAACGGCCAGACCTACACGGGCGTAGGGGGCACTCTGCCGAATGGCAAGATGCTCGTGAATATAGAGGGCGAGTCCGAGACTACCGAGCTCAATCCGCAGCGCAGACGTTACACCATGTCGGGCGTAGACCCGGCAGCGGTAGCCGAGAGTGACATCGACGACTCATTCGGCCGCGGTGTCGTTGAATATCTGGGATTCCTGAATCCTGAAACGCATACGCTGATCGATACGCCAGAGATCAATTTCGAAGGCCGTCACGACTCCATCGGTCGAAGCGATGGCGAAACTCCCGCGATCGTTGTGAACGTCGAGCATAAGTTCGCCATGCTCGATCGCATCGATGGATGGCGCTACACCCATGAGCATCAGCAGGTGTTCTATCCGAGCGGCGGCGATAATGGGTACGATCAGGTCAACGCGATCGCACTCAAGAAAGTCATCTGGGGCGGCAAGACCGTAGATCCGGCGGTGCGCAATCCGAACTTTACGCCGCCGCCGCCGCGCGGCCCGCTGCCGTGAAGCTCAAAGACTGGTGGCCGAAGCTCATCGAGTACACGCAACAGAACAAGACCCGCGCGCGCGAGTATGGAGCGTGGGATTGCTGGCAGTACACCGCGGGCGGCGTGCTCGTCATGACCGGCATCGACTATCGCGAGCGCTTCCCGCAGTACGCCTCGCTCGAGGAGGGCATTCGCATCCTCGCCTCGCATGGTGGTGCAGAGCAGATGATGACCGAACTGTTCGGTCCGCCGAAGCCGGTGGCGTTCGCGAAGCGCGGCGACATCGTGATCAGCGATCTGGGCGAGGGCCCGGCCGGCGGGATCTGTCATGGCATCGATACTTGGACCGTCTCTCCTGCAGGACTTGAGACTGTGCCGACGCTCTCTGGAATAGCCGCGTGGTCGGTGGGCTGAGTGGGCAAGAAGTTCGAGAAGGTCGTCCTCGGTGTAGTGGCGATCGTCGTCTCGTACTACACGGGAAACTCGGCGCTCGGCAAAGCGATCTACGCGATTGGCGTCAGCACCCTTGCGAATGTTGCCATCAGCGCATTCACCAAGGCGCAGCGGCGGATCGCGCCACCGATCAATGTCACTGTTCGCGGAACGGTTGAGTACCGTCGCCTCGTGTTCGGCCGGCGCCGCGTTGGCGGTGTGCTCGTCTTCTATGGCGTCAGCGGGACGAACAATCAGTATCTCTGGTATGTGATCGCCTATGCCGGACATCAGTCCTCGGCGTTCGGTGATTTCTGGCTCGATGAGCGCAGGATCGACCATTCAGTCATACCAGGCGGCGGTGGTGGAGCAGTCACCGGCTGGAACTCGAAGCTCAATATCTGGAAGTATCTCGGGACTTCCAGCCAGTCAGCCGATACAAATCTCGATTCAGCCTTCGGCGCGTGGACCTCGAATCATAAGCTTCTCGGCACGACGTATGCCGTGGTTCGTTTCGAGCGCGATGACGACCTGTTCCCGGACGGCGCACCTCAGAGCGTGAGCTGCCTGCTCGACGGGATGCTGACCTACGACGCGCGGCTGGACTCGACGAACGGCGGCTCTGGATCACATCGATACGCGAATCCTTCTACATGGGCATTCTCGCGTGACCCGGTCCAGCATATTCGGTGGTATCTGACGGGCGGCTCGGTTCACAATGATACATCCACGTGCCTGAAGATGTACGGCCTGCGGGAACTCGATACCCGCGTGGACGATGCCTACACGATAGCCGCGTCCAACATCTGCGCGGAGACGCTGACCGGCGCAAATCAGCCGCCATCCGGCGATCAGTCACGCTACCTGTGCGATCTCGAAGCCCACTGCGGTGAGACACGGCGTGAGATTCTGACCGCGCTGCTCGCATCGATGGCCGGCACGATCACTTATGTGCACGGCAAATGGCGTATCTATGCCGGCGCCTATGATTCGCCGTCGCATACGCTGACGAGCGATGATCTCTATGGTGATCTGCAGATTCAGGACACTGTGGGTCACGATGTCCGATACAACGCCGTAGCTGGCATCTATTTCGATGCGGCTCAGCAGTACGTCCAGACCACGAGCATCTATCGCAGGGACTCTGGCTACGAGACTCAGGACAACAGCGAGTTTCTCCCGACCGAGATCCAGCTCGATGCGGTGACGGATGTGTATCAGGCGCAGCGCCTCGCAGAGATTCATCTGCGCAAATCGCGCATGATGCGTACCGTTAATCTCGTGGGCGCGCTGAACCTGCTGAAGATCGCGCCACACGAGACGCTCTACTACACACACCCGCGGTATTCGTGGACAGCGCGTATTTTCCGGGCGAAGGAACGGAACGTCGAGTTCGGCGAAGAGGCCGGGCGGATTACGCATACGGCGCAGACCGAAGATCCGGCGGTGTATGCTGACATGCTGACGGCTGACTACACGACCGGCACATCGGCAACCGATACATTCGAATCCGATTTCCCGATTAATGCGCTACCGACATGGCTGACGCTCGACCCTGAGATACTCGCATCCGATCCGGCCGTCTTCTGGCTGGCTGGGTCGAAAGCGACACTCAGCACGAGTGGCGGTGTGCGTGGCGGCATTGTGACTCTCGTTGGCGATGGCTCGACACCAGATCCTAACTTCCGGCCGGTGCGGGGAGCTGGCAGGCAGGCTGGTGCAGTCGGTCAATCAGTTGCATTCACACTGCGATACCGCCGCACGACGGCGTTGACCGCGACCTCGTCGAATCCTGCGCTGTCGCTCAATCTCGCGCGCTGGACCGATGCAAGCGGCGGCAGCACCATTGGCGATGGTGGCGGATTGATTGACTTGTCTGGACTGACAGTGAATGTCTGGTACGAGGCATCGATGGTCTGCCCGATCATCAACACAACGAACGGCTACCCCTTTGTCGAGTGTTCCGTCTCGCTGGCTGCGACGGATGGCTCCGGTGCCGCAACTGGAACCGTCGAGATCGACTATTGCCTGGCATACGTGCAAAACGGCATTGCGGGCGCGGCACAGTTCCAGGACTTCACTGGCACGGCGTATACCCTCGTAGGCTTCGACCGCTACACCACCCGGCGCACAACGAGCAGCTCGGCGGTGACTATCACACTGCCGAACGCCATCCCCGATGGCTGGAACATCGGCGACAAGACGAACGTCATTCGCGGCGGCTCGGGGAGCGTCACATTTTCGACAGCCGGCACGCTACGTTCCCCGGGCGGCTCGACCATCACAGTTACCAACGGGAAAGCGATGGTGCAGCTAGTTGGCGTCGGCGTGTGGGAGCTGAGCGGGAACGTCTAACGTGCGAATGGTCGCCAGACGAATCCCACGAACGCGCGCTCGTCGCCTCGATCATCTTTGATCGTGGGGAATGAACGATGCTCGATTCCGATGGACGCAGTGATCTCATCAGTGACGCGCGGTTCAAATGCTACGGCGACGCGTCCGAGCGGCTTGTTGCTGATGTTCTCGGAACCGCGCTGTACGTCCCATTGACCAGAGATGTGCTGCGAGAGATCGGCCTCAATAGTTAGCGTTGAGCATGCAGTTAGCGCACTAGCGGATATCAGTAACAACGCCATTCTCAAGGTAGATAGTCTTGAAGCGCGGTGACATGTAGAGCGCGAGCCGCCAGACTTTGGCATAGGTCCATTCCTCCCGTGTTGATGTAAGCGTTTTGATCTTTGTCGGTTTGCCCAGAGCGCAGATTACGGCGATGGCATGCATGCCGACTTCTATTCGTTCTGCATTGGCGACCCGCCATTCATCCATTGTAAGAGCGCCGCGGCGTATGAGTTCGGATCGCGCAGGCTGTGATCCTGTAAGTGCGACGTTGGAACAGAGGTCTTCGTTTGACGCATGAACTACCTGCCGACTGCTCAGCGCACAGGCGCTCAAAGCGCACAGGCACATTAATGCGCAGGATCTTGAGATGCCGTTCACTGCAGTAATTGTCCTTTCGCCGTTCCTCTGGCTTACCCGTCTCGCGGTATTTCTGGTCTTCGCAATACCCGGGGTGCCGCTGGTCGCTATTCTTGCGTGGGGCCGAGTATACCGCCTTCGATTCTCGTCGCGATTCGGACGTGACGTATTGCGTTTCCCGTCACTGTTCTGGCTCTGGGACAACTCCGAGGATGGCGTAGACGGCCTCCGGGGCGGCGATGCCGCGCAGCAATGGTGGGCAGACAAAACCGCAAACTATAGTGCGCAAAAACGCATCTTCGTGTGGTCTGCCCTGCGCAATCCGGTGGACAGCCTGCGATTTGTACCCCTGTTAAACCCACGGATACGGCCTGAGAGCGTCCGCTTCGTCGGCATGGACCACGAACCTGCGAAGGGCGAGGACGGCTGGTACTTCGCATGGCAGGGGGTCTACAGCTGCATTCGATACGAGCGTTTCGGCTGGCGTCTGTGGCTCGGCTGGAAGCTGAAACCTTCGGATCGATTGGGCCTTGCAGCGAACGACCCGCGCGCCATCCGGTGTGACTTCGCCTGCCAGCTGAAGCGCGTCGTATGACCGAAGAATATGAATTGCCTGAGGACTACATGGAATCCGTCGCCAAGGGATCGCGCGTCATCTATATCCAGAAGGAATCGAACGGCGGCGCGAAGATCATCGCATGGGTTGCAGGTATCGGGGCGATGCTGATCACGGCCAGCATCTGTTTCGCAGCCTCGGCGCTCTGGTCGTTTAAC